TCCGTATCCCCTCAGCAGGTCTGCTTATCGTTTCTGGGCCTGTGGATGACTTGGGTTTTGCTCAAGGCTATTAAACGAGCGCTGGGGTGGCTTATCGTACGGCTCCTGGCGGTAGTATTTTGGGTGCGCGGTTTTGGAATGCCGCGTCAGTACGGCCCTGTGGCGACGACAGCCGTCACGTTCGTGCAAGCGGACAGGATCCGTCCTCGGTCGCGTTGGGTGTGTGCCTTGCAGCACGCACTTAGGGCTGAGGTTGGTCTCGTTGGTGCTATGCGGAGAGGATGGTGGAAACCAGACCTCTTCTCTTCGCGGCGCGCCCCTGAGATCTCCTTTGCCTCCACGTGGTGGCGGGACGGTGTCAAGCTCCTCGGGGGAGGGGTAAACCATTCTTTAGATGCAGCGGGGGCTCCTGTGGCGAACGTTTTCGTTCATTTACAGACTGTTGATGGTGTTTCCCACACCGTCTACCCGGAGCTCGTTGCACGCCTTTCGTCCCTCGTCCTTTTTAGGAAGAGGGATTCGGCTCTCCTGATGGTTCTTCGGAACCGTGCCCTTGATTGGGGGCGATCAGTTGGACTTTCGTCGGTCCAGCTGGCGCCAGGGATACCGAGCTCTGTTGTCCTGGCTTGCGTTGCCGGTTCCTCCGAGGAAGCAGCGCTGGAGTCGGGCAGGGCGTTGGGTGTGTCCGGCTGCTTTGGTGACGTTGACTAGGCCAGCCAGGTCTGTCTGCGTGGCGTTTGTGTTGGTGAGGTTCCCCTGGTCCTCAGACAGGACGCCACCCTGGACACCAGGCGGGCTGTTGGCTGTGCTGGCCAACGTCGCACAATGCGGACTGCGTCCGTAGCACCTCTGCCCGGGGTTTGGGTTCCTCGGGTTCATGGGGTGTGTTACCACAACGAGATCGCTGCCCTTGTGAAGCGATCTCTCGGCCCAACACCCGGCTCGGCTGAGCGTAGCCGCGGACCTGTGCTTGATGCTTTTCGGAGGATCAGGCTGGTCGCTACGCGATATGGCGAGTCAAGATGGGGCTACCTCGAGACTGCGCATTCTTACACGGGTGCTCTGCGCAGGAGGTACCTTGAAGCAGAGCGCTCTCTTAGGGAAGATGGTCCGTTGGGCTCGTCGGACGTCTTCCTTAGAGCGTTTCTGAAGGCTGAGAAGCGCCATTTGGGGAATGTCGCGAAACCTAGGTTGATCTATCCCAGGTCACCTAGGTACAATCTCCATTTGGCATCTTGGCTGAAGCCGTTCGAGCACTGGCTGTGGGGTAACCTACGTCGGTCGGCTTTCAATGGTGCCGGAAACTCGAGGGTTGTGGCGAAGGGACTCTCTCCCAGGCAGCGGGCGGCTTTGATAGTTCGGAAGTTTTCCGAGATGCCCGACTGTGTGGTGATGGAAGTCGATGGGCGGGCCTTTGAGGCCCATTTGGACTCCTGGCAGCTGCTTCAAGAGCACTCTGTCTACGCCTCTGCCTACCCTGGTGACGGGTCTTTGAGGAGGTGTTTGAACAAACAGCTGCGTAACTTCGGGGTCACTGGTTGCGGTGTGCGATTCTCTCGCGACGGTGGTCGGGCGAGTGGGGACTTTAACACGGGCATGGGTAACTCCTTGGTCATGTTAGCAGTCGTCGTGGGGTCTATGTCCTTGCTTGGTGAGCGGCAGTGGGACACCCTGGTCGACGGCGACAATGCGCTCCTCTTTCTCCCTGCTCCAGCCATGCGTCGGGTGGTGCCGAGATTCGCTGCTGCGGCCCTCGAGGTTTCAGGTCATGAGATGACCCTGGAGAGGCCAGTTGGGGTCGTTGAGGAGGTCCGGTTCGGCCAGTCGGCACCGGTCTGGGTTGAGGGCGGTTGGATGATGGTCCGTGATTGGAAGAAGGTCGTTAGCCACGGTACTTCCAGTCACCAGCATCTTCTCGAACCGCGGTTCGCTCTCGAGTGGATCAGGGGCGTCGCCTTGTGCGAGGCTTCTCTCGCCCATTCCGTGCCTGTTCTGTGGGCTTATGCAAATCGTCTCCTGTCGCTGACGGAGTCGGTCACCACTGTGCGGTGGCATCCGCACAGGGACTATGAGGTCCTGGGTGTCCGCTTTGCCTGCTTGGGGTCCAGGGCCAGGGAGCCTGATGATCTCTCCCGACAGAGCTTTTCTCGGGCGTTTGGTGTGACGCCCGATGAACAGGTGCAGCTGGAG